ATACCAGTCTATAATATTTGATAAATGGTATGAGCTGTACAGTAGAGGCTTTACTACTATGCTTAATAATTGTTTAGACATACATCCTGATATGCGTAAGTTAGAAACTTTGTTGTTACACTATATAGGTGAAATGCCTACAGGCAATATTTACATGAGTTCAGGCACTACCGTAAATAGACCTAGTTTTGACCTACATTCGCATGAATACAATGTAGTTTCAACAAGTATATACGGAACAACTAAATGGATGCTTAATCCAGAAAATCAGTTTTCAAAGCCATTAGATATCAAACCCGGTGATCAAGTAATTATTCCAGCTAACACTCCTCATGCCTGCATAGACGCACCAGAAAAAAGATGTAGTTTAACTATCTGTCTTGGTTGACAAATATAAAAAATAGTGCTATTATAAAGCTAATAAAATAGGAGAATACAATTATGATTGAAGGTTATAAGATACCTTGTACAATGTTTAAAATGAGAGTTCGCGATGAATCAATCGGCGGACCTAACCCTTACCGTTGGGAAGATGTAACTAGCGATATGTTACTCAAAGGAAAAAGAGTAGTATTGTTTAGTTTGCCAGGAGCGTTTACGCCAACCTGTTCAACTTACCAACTACCTGGCTTTGAAGAAAACTACGATAAGATCCGTAATGCAGATATTGACGAAGTATATTGTATTTCAGTTAACGATGCGTTTGTAATGAATGCGTGGGCTAAACAACAAAAGATACAAAATGTAAAAGTTATCCCAGACGGTTCAGGAAACTTTACACGTTTTATGGGTATGTTGATTGGTAAGAATCACTTAGGCTTTGGATTACGTTCATGGCGTTACATGGCTGTTATCAAAGACGGAGTTGTTGAAAAATGGTGGCAGGAGCCAGGCATTAATAATAACGGTGACGATGATGATCCGTATGAACAAACTACGCCTGAAAATTGCTGTGCATATTTAGAGCATAGATAAATGCAGATACATGAGTATTACGATTGGAATAATTTAATAGACGTTTCTGCAAGAAATGCAATGTGTGACGACATTAATAATGTTATAGCAGACGGACACTATTGGAAAAATAGTCCTCCATATCAAACTGATATTAATATTTTTGGTCTACCACATGACCGTTGGATAAACTTAAAAATGAGTTTCATATGGAGTTGCTTTGCATTTATGGGGAGAGAAGCACAAATTAAAAGTGTTAAGAGTTGGGGATATAAAACTAACCTAAGCACACAGGAAGATCGTGATACTTATTGGCATCAACACTTGCGAGAAGGTTCGCAAGTTGTTAGTGGCGTATACTACTTAAATGCACCTGATGAAACTGTAGACTTATCTCAGTCAGGTACAGAAATTGCACCAAACGGTGTAAACAACAGAGGAAAGTACTATGCAGAAATGCGTGTAGGAAACTGGATAATCTTTCCTGGCAACACTTGGCACCGTCCAGGTATTTTAACTTCAACTAACAATAGATATATTGTTGCAGCTGACATGGAGATATGAAATGGCAACAACTGAAGAAAAAACAGAACTAGTAGAAACACTCAAAGGTCCACGATTCTATCGTATTATGCTTTGGGGATACGGCGGAGAAGCAGCGTATATTCCATTAAACAAAGATCAGTATGATTTTTGGAAAGCACATACAGAAGAACACTATGACGGTGACTTAGTTACATACATGACAGGTTCCGAAGACGGCGATTACGATTTTGAAAATCTAACTGAAGTTCCTAAAGAAGCAGACTTTATGATGGATGAAGATGGTGACGGTCGTCCTTGGTATGAACATCATGATGAACTAGAACATCAAAACGGTGTTGACTATAATAATGCTAGACTTACTATTGAAGAAGTTGAAGATGGTGAATACAACAGTTCAGTTAAAAGAGAGATAGTCGACGGGAAAGATCTTTCCGAATATGTTAATGAAATCGACGAAGCAAACAACTATGAACTAGAACTTACAGAAATGGGTGTTAGTGATTACGAAGAATGGGACGCTGAATATATTTGTCAATTCTACAGTGCTGAGAAAGGTACTTTCTTTGAAGGTGTCATTGAAACTGTAGGAGACTTTGATCCTAAGAAATTAAAAATACACACACTTGAGTATGCTAATGGTGATGACACAATTAGTAACATAGAGTATGATGGTGTTGATATAGACAATCTAGGTGGTGATACTAACGGAAAAGGTTACTCTGCACACCTTTGGCAGAACTAGTACTTAATTCAATAAAGTCACTTAAAAAATTAAAGTGTGTGGCGAGGTCTTCAAATAGCTCGCCATACATAGTTGAATAACTTCCTGTGCCTATGTTAATATAGTAAGATTTTGATAGGCCTTTACGTTTTCCATACGAAGGAAAAACTCCTGATACAAAGAGACAAGTATCGCCTAGTTGTTTTGCATCCATACGTTTGCTTAAATTTAGGTAACTTTCAGCAAAGCTGTTATTAGGAAGAAAGTTAGGACGTTCTACGTAACTAGCCAATAGCATGACTACATACGATTCAAGATGCTCAGGAAGTTCGTAACCATGTGTATCTTGTGTTTCGCGTACTATACCATAAAATGCATGGGTATATGCGTCCTTCATATAAATATTTATCAATAGGAGACAACATGAAAAAAATGTTAGAATTCAAAGTAGAAGACATCTTTCAAGATATACCCGGTGATAAAGAAATGATGAACATGAAAATACCAGATGAAATCATGGAAGCTCAAGGATGGAAAGAAGGCGATAACCTTAGAATAGAATGGGGTGATCAAGGAACTATCCGAATTGAAAAAATAGACAAAATACCAACCCAAAAAACTTGACAAAAAACATAGTATCTGCTATACTATATTAGTATAAGGAGTGTATGTAATGCTTATTAATATTGTCGGCGGATCAAAATCACAGAAAAAACATGCTCAAAGCATGGTTGAATTCTGTGTGAAAATGTTAATGCCGCGAATGCGTACTTTAGATATTACTGTGAGATTGTGTAAGCCTCAAGGTGCTATGGGTTATTGTTTAGAAACAGACAACGATAGAACATTTGAGATAGAGCTTGATAAAACACAGTCAATGCGTAACTTGTTAGAAACACTTGCCCATGAAATGGTACATGTTAAACAGTATGCTCGACGTGAATTAAATCCAAAAGTTGACTGTTGGATGGGCAAAACATATAATCCTAAAAAAGTAAGTTACTGGGATCTTCCATGGGAAATAGAAGCACATGGTCGTGAAACAGGTTTGTTTGTAAGATATTGTGAAGCAAATAAACTAGGAAAACAAAAATGGACTCAAATACCATAAATATGTGTAAGGAAATTTATGCCAAAATACGATAGTTGGAACAGCTCAGATGCTGTAGATAGATCGTTACTTGATAACGACATTCACTATCTAAACGGTGAGATTAATAGCGATAACGTGAGTGAAGCCATTAAATGGATCCTTAGTGCTAACCTAACAAAAAAACCGAAAAGAACACTTGAACTTTATATTAACACCACAGGTGGAGATCTCTATGAGATGTTTGCTCTTATTGATGTTATGAAAAACAGCTATCACAATATTAGTACTGTAGGCATTGGTGCTGTTATGAGTGCAGGGTTTATGATATTTGCAAGTGGTACAAAAGGATATCGTTGGATTGGTAAGAACACAGGTATAATGAATCACCAGCATAGCGATAATATGGACGCTAAAATGCACGACATGAAAGCACAGATGAAAGAAAATAAAAACTGTGAAATGAGATGTATGCAAATTCTTAAAGATGCAACAGGCATGACTGTACAAGAAGTTAATGCAAAGTTTATAAAAAATCCTAGTGATCAATACTACACAGCCAAACAATTAGTCGACCTTGGCATAGCAGATGATATTTTATAGCCAGGTTTTCTTTATTCAACTAATAAATTTTATAATTAATAATACAACAAGCGAAAATTGGTTAAAGGAGAATTAACATGCCGCAAAAAATAACAGCTGAAATCTCAGCACAACAATTTCAAGACAATTTTGGATTTAAAGAAGCAAGTGGGTTATATAACGATCCAACATTTAGACTTGTAGTAAACAAGTTTGGTCGTTGCTACTGGTTACTTGCACATGATAACCTACAAGGGCCTCGATTCAGCGGAAATAACGTATATTATCAAGGAAACAACTCAAGGCTTATCAGAACAATTTATCCTAATGCAAAACGTATTGTAGATGTCGGAGCCAATGTAGGCAACAATACTATTGCGTATAGCGAATGGGCAGAGAACGTAGAATCGTTTGAGCCTACACCTACTACTTTAAAAATGCTGAAAGCAAATATTGCAATAGCGCAAAAACAAAAGTTAAAAGGTGTCTACTGGAAAGGTACAGATCAAGAAGGAGATATGTATCGTGATGAAGATGCAGTAGCAGGTTGGTATACTTACAAAGGTATACATCAATCTATGGATATAGTTGCAAACATAACTGTACATGAAGTTGCCGCAACTAATCGTAATGAAGGTACTATTGATATTTTAGATCACACAGATCACGGTGGTCATAATCACGTTGTTTTAGACAGCAAAGATTATGTACTACGTCCAAGTCAAAACTTAGTACCGGTACCAGCAAGAACAATTGACAGTTATAATTTTGATGACGTAGATGCAATTAAGATTGACGTTGAAGGTAGTGAGTTACTAGTTATACAAGGTGCAAAAGAAACAATCGATCGTTGTCGACCTAGCGTACAAGTTGAAATTGTACCTAAGCAATGCACACTATTTGGATACGAGCCACAAGACTTATATGACTTCTTTGCAGAGCGTGACTATGTCTGTGTAAGTGCAGTAAGACGTGCGGCAAATGCAGATCAAAGAGGCATGTTCTTTGGACAGGACATTGGCATGAAACACAAACAAATTAAAAAGTATATGGATAGATTATTTGTACCACGTGAAGTACATCTAGCAACTGACTACGGTGCTATGGCACAAGCAGATAATACTTTTGGACAACTTTTCGATTGACAACTATTTAAACTGATAGTATACTATAAGAACAATAAGGCAACAATAGAGGCTAAAACTATGCGAAATTATCATGAAGATTTACTTGACGAATTTGGTGACGACTTAGAGCGTATCTTTGGACCAACTGAAGAACGTACAAAAGGACTTACTAGTCTAGCAGGTCAACCAGACGGTGACCTAAAAACATTACTCAAAGGACTAAAAACAAAAGTGATTGACTGTTCAGGCTTTATGCCTAAGCGACAGCCATTCCTTAATGTTGTAAAAGAAGTATTACGTGTGATGCGTGATAGTGTTGATACGTCAACAGGCAAAAGTATTTTTTACGGCTACAATCTTCCAGTATTTGTAGAGCAAGAACGTGTGCAAGGTGCAGACGAGTTTGCATGGGAAGATGTATACATTGACTACAATGTACAACGTAACATCGATGTTGCACACATCATCAAAGATATCTTAATTGAATGGGATACAAAACTTTGTGACCCTGCACACGGACGTAAGCAATCCGACGGCACAATTGATATTAATGACTCGCAACATGCTACCTGTTCACGTGCATTAGTAGGTGCTGGTGTATGTCCTGCAACTTATATTATAAGTGACAGCAAGAGTGATAATGCTAACCAGTTTGGTGCTCGTAACATTTCAAACAAAACTACTGAATGGTTTGATGATTATAAGGTACGTGTTTACCGAGCTCAAGAAATGGAAAAAGATGGCTTCCCAGCAAAAGCAGGTGATGCTCCATACTTGAACATGTTCAACGAACTTGCAGAGTTTGAAGCATTTGCTATTGCTACACAAGGCACAAGTAAAAGTGCTGGTAGTTGTAACCGAGCAGATAAACTGTTTGACTATCGTGGACAGTACGGTGAAGATATTTTTAAACGTGCAATCCGAACAGTGCGTACAGCATGGGGCAATGGCGAACTTTGTCATGCAACTGTATGGGGTATTGCAACACTTATGTGGTACTACAAAAAGAATCATAACTTTGCCTCAGGTGAAATGCGTAAACTTGAAACAGAACTTGTAAATGCAATTCAAGCATACTATCCTGACAAAGCAAGTACTCCTAACAGAGCGTCAGGCAAAGATGCATTGTGGCCACAAGTACGCAAGTTGATTGGCAAAACATATCCGAAAGATGCAGATGACTTCCGTGGACGTCAAGAGAGCTTTCCGTTTATGATTGCAAGTGCATTGCGTAGTATGATACTTAATTACGATTACTATCGTACACATCCAGAAGGCTTGTCTAGCAAGAGCTTGTTGAAATTAGAGTTACCTGCTGTAGTACGTGAAAACGGAACTACAACTGAGTACTTTATTAATCATGTTCTTATCCAAGACAACCGTATTTGGGATCGACTTGATGTAGAAGAATACAATCAACAAGATTTCGACGATGCAGATTTTGCGTTTGAGGATGAAGATGAAACAATCACAGTATAAAGAACTGTTATCAAAGTTAGGGGAGGTACTTAGTGTTCTCCCCGACACTATTCCTATGGCAGATAAAGATCTTATGGAGCAAAAAATACTCGATAAGAAACATCAGATAGAATATGATAGTGCAACACATGGTGGATCACAAAAGTTACACGAACACTTTTTAGAACATAGGGATATGAAATGGATCTGGTGTCACAGTGGTAACCGTTACGGTGTTGATCCAAAAGAACTATACGAACAAGCGCCAGACCGATGTCCTGTGTTTGGTACACTACTTGATTACGGATTAGGTAAAAATACTGCTGTTCCGCATCCTGCTTTTCGTCCTAGTATGGATCATATTGAACAGCAAAGTAGAGGCGGTGTAAAACGTGAAGACATTAGCAATTTTGAAGTCATGAGTGTACAGGCAAATACATATCGTAATAATGCAACTAATATGCACCAATTGTATTTGCTAAAATATGAGTTGACAAAGCTCTTCAATGATTGAATACTATAAACACATTTGCAATGAATGGGGAGTAACACCTACGAGTGAAAAGTATACCGGCTATGAACACGTAGAAGATAAACTTAAAACTTATACAAAAGAACGATGGGAGTCTGCAGATGAAGCAGGCAAGGATAGTATTGTAAACGAAGTATTTGATATTTACAGAAGTGTAAATATTATACCCATTACATACTTTACACTAGAAGGTTGTAAATCTGAACTCAAGTCAATAAGTTTTAAATCGCATTCTGTACAAGAGGGAAAGATAAGTGTAGGGAATACAGCAGGACAAAACTTTAGTAGGTTTTGGTTTCCTAACATGCAAGAAGCATACACACGCAAAGACAAAATGGTAAGTATGCGAGCAAGATTTTATGATGACACAAGACTAAAACGTGCAATTAGTTTCTGTTACAAATACAGAGATGAAGCAGAAAAAAGCGTACTACCTGCTAACATACGCAGAGCTTTAGATTTAGTCAGTGGCGGCACTATTGCAAACTTTAAACCTATGAATGCAAGAGCTGTATTTGAATACATATGTCCTACTATGTGGGGTAATGTACTTGACTTTAGTTCTGGTTATGGTGGACGTATGATAGGTAGTATGACAAGTAACATGCGTTACAACTATACTGGTATTGATCCAAATACAAAAACACATCGCGGTCTTGTAGCATTAGGTGAACTAATGAACGAACTTGGTCTAGGAAGCGGATATAGTATGCACAATATACCAAGTGAACAGTTTAATCCAGAACCTGGATCTTATGATGCGGCATTTAGTAGTCCTCCTTATTTTAATTTAGAAACATATACTGATGAACCTACACAGTGCATGAATAGTTGTAGTACAATAGATGAATGGTTTGGAACCTATGTAGAACCAACTGTACAGATGTTACATACAGCTCTAGCAAAAGATGCTCTTTATGCTGTAAATATAGCAGACTATAAAGATGGTAAAGAAGAATTTAAAATTGTAGATCGTTGGAAAGACATAAGCGAAAAGAACGGTTTCAAATACATTGAACAAATTGATATGTTATTAAACGTCCGACCTGGTGTAGGTAACGATAAACTTAAAAATGCTTATAAAAGCGAAGGTATTTACCTATTCAAAAAGTCTTGACAACCTCGTAGTTTGAATGTATACTAAATGTACAATTAGGCAACACACAGAGGCTCATATGTTTACACAAGTTAAAAATGGTTACAAACACCCAGATGCAGTTCCAATGAAATCAGTATCTACACAAGAAGCACTTGCAGTGGCCTGCGCCGCGCAACGTGTTAATGGCGGCTACATCAAAGACACTAGACGCTTTTCAGAACCTGAAAACAAAACACAGTTTTCTAACAAAGAAATTGTAAAGTTTGCATACCACGGCGATCCAACTTATTTGCCTATGGACTATGTACGTCCTATTCCAACAGAAGAAGACTATGTTCAAGTAGCTGAAATTCAAAAGTGGATGCGTCGATATGTAATGCTAGGACTTGCTGACTTAGATGACTTTAAAAGAGATATGATTGATGCAGTATCAGCAGATGTTGTACCTGTAAATAATCTAGGACGAATTGCATTTATACCTGAGTTTGTAAAACGTGACCAACATGAAACAGGACTTACAAAAGAGATTCGTGTAGAGTATCGTGACAGTCAATACCTAGGTAAAGAGAAAGATGTTGTTGAAGGCGTTATTAAAATACTAGACAAGCGATATAGCAGTATGTGGGAGAGCTATAACTATACAGCAGTCATGGACGGCAATCTTTTGTCGTTTATGAACAAGTTCGAACACAACGTAGGCGACATGAAACGTATCAAAGCCAAAGTAAAATCACAAACACAAAATAAGCTATTCAGCGCAAACGAAACACGTCTTAATTATGTAAAGCTATATAAGGTATGACCTTAATTAAACTACAAGGCAAGTTGCCACGTAAAATTAGTGTGGCAGTAAGTGGCGGTGTAGACTCAATGGTTGCTCTTGACTTTCTTAGACGGAATCATGTTGTTAAGGTGTTGCACTATAATCACGGTACAGGACATTCAGACGAAGCTGATGCTTTTGTAAGTAGATATTGTAGAGACAATGGTATTTCGTTTTTAAAAGACAAGTGTAAAACAACAGCACCACTTGGACGAAGTAGGGAATGTTTTTGGAGAGAACAGCGATATAACTTTTTTAATAAACACAATGATTATCCTTTAGTTACAGCACATACACTAGACGATTGCGTTGAAACTTGGATTTTTAGTAGTTTAAATGGTGTAAGTAAAATTATACCCTATCGTAGAAATCATGTTGTGCGGCCTTTTAGAAAAACACGCAAACGTGATTTAGAGCTTTGGGCCAATCTGAACAATGTTCCTTATATTACTGATCCTAGCAACAGCGATATTGGATTCAATCGAAACTATATTCGGCACGAACTTATGCCACATGCTCTTAAGGTCAATCCCGGCCTGTTTAAAATGATAAGTAAAAGAGTAGCCGATGATGAAAATCATATGGAACGATAAGAAGAAAGATTATTTGGCTATTGCAATATCACTTGCTATTGCATCTTTCTTTAAGAACTATACTACGTGTTTAATTGTAGGATTAATAACCTACACTACTTTAAGATATATACAAGTTACATTTTTTTCAGGAGGAGAAGTCTATGACGAAAACGATAGAATTTGAAGAAGCACTAGAAGACGACGACTGGGGGTTAATAATTTCCTCAGAGGGCAAACTAAAAGGATTGTTTATTCCAGACGGCAAAGATGAAGATGAAGTTCCGGCTGAAATATTAGTCTTGTGTCGGAAATACTTTGGTATTGATGTACATGATGATGTACATACGGAGACAATACATTGACACCAATAGAAATATTTGAATATAAGAACCGTTGGAAGCCTGGCTATAGTGTCAGGCTTCACAGCGATTTAGTTAACGAGGGTAAGACATGGTGTAGACGCAACTGTGAAAGACACCAATGGAGTATGACTGACTGGACAGATAACTATGAGCATACTTTTCATTTTGAACATCAAGACGACAGTTTGATTTTTGAAACACTATGGCCCAAGTTTATCAATCAACCGCCAATTAATGGTGAAATATTAAATAAAAAAACTTGACACAATTAATGCTTGAGCGTATACTTAATGTATATTCAAACATAGGACAAGGTCATGGCAAAAATATTCGTAATTAGTGATACCCACTTCAACCATGCCGGTATCCTTGAATTCAAAGATTACATTGGCAAACCTGTAAGAGGTTTTGATTCTGTTGAACAGATGAACGAAGCAATGATGGACAACTGGGTAAGTGTTGTTGGTCCGAAAGATACTGTTATCCACTGTGGTGATGTTATTTTTGGATTAGACAAAGCAGACTGGATGGCTGCAAACTTTGATAAACTTCCAGGCAAGAAAAGACTTGTTGTTGGTAACCACGACAACTTAAAAATACTTGCTCCGTTCTTCAAAGACATGCAGTTGTGGATTGATATGAGCGATAAAGGTTTGTTGTTTACACACACCCCACAGCATCCAAGTACACTTGCTGAGAGTCATAGGTTTGGTGATAAGCCGTTGTTAAACGTTCACGGACATATCCACACTAATCCTAGTCCAGACGGACCTTTCAAATGTGTTAGTGTTGAGCAAATCAACTTTACTCCTGTAGATATTGAGGATTTGGTATGATCGAAAACGACTGGAAGATCATAAAAGAACTTGCTCTTGAAGCAGATACAGTTGACCCTATTGATTGGGGTCAACTGAACATTTCAGAAGATGAGGGCTATAATTTAATGGCTATGCACGTTGCTGAAATGGAAAATAATGTCTTGACATTGAAAGCAAGTTGTGTTAAACTAATGGTAGAGAACTTTGTTTTAAACTTAAAATTAATGGGGATGCGATGATAGAAGTATTTGATAATAAATGTCAAGTTACATGCACAAACAATGACAGGATTGTTGAAGCAGAAATTGATAATTTTAAAGAAAAAGATTCGATGAATGTGTTTATGGCCACAAACAAAATTCATATGAAATATAACGGCCGAGTGTATGTAGGCAATGCGTTTGGTTACGAATTTACAACCCCAGGGCCAGAATCATACAAAGTAAAAGACGGAGGAATAAGATGAGTAATAAATTTGATGGACCACTTGTAAGTGCGTTTGAAAGCGATCCAACAGGGGTCGTTAAACAAGAACTAATTACATATCGTGTCAAAGACGGTATGTTGCGTAAAGAAACAACAACACGTAAATTTAATGCGGATCAAACAGACTGGCACGATAGCAATACTGTTGATCCTATGATGGAGGTCAAATAATGCCACTTATACCTATGGTAGTTGAGCAAGAAGCTCGTGGTGAACGTTCATACGACATTTATAGTCGTCTACTTAAAGACCGTATTGTAATGCTTAATGGTCCTGTTGAAGACAATGGTGCTAATGTAATTGTAGCACAGTTACTATTTTTAGAAAGCGAAAATCCAGATAAAGATATTAACTTGTACATCAACTCGCCCGGTGGCGCTGTAACAGCAGGATTAGCTATCTATGACACCATGCAGTACATCAAGAGTGATGTAAGAACTATTGTAATGGGACAAGCATGTTCAATGGGATCGTTCCTAGCACAAGCAGGAGCGCCAGGCAAACGTGTAGTACTTCCAGAGAGTCGTACAATGATTCACAGAGTAAGTTCAGGTACACCTGGCACAAGTGGTTCAGTGCATGTACAAGAGCTACAATTTGAAGATGCAAAAAGACATTACGAAGAGTCTCAAAAAGTAAACAAGCGTCTAACTGAATTGTACGTTAAACATAATACAGCAGGCAAGACATACGAAGAATTGTTTGAAACAATGAAGTTTGATACTTTCTTAACCGCACAAGAAGCTGTCGAAAATGGTTTAGCAGACAAAGTAGTGGAGAAAAGATAATGCAATACGGAAAAATAGAACCTAAGGATCCAAGTAAGAAACATTTTTATATCAGTCTTGTAAAAAGTGCTATACGTATTGCAGGCTGTGTAGTTGCACTAGCCACAAGCAGTTGGGGTTGGTTAGCCCTAGGCTTTCTTGTTGCAGAAATACTAGGTATTGCAGAGGAGTTGTAATGAACCAAGTACAAGACACAGTAGCAGACCTTAAAGGTATTCCTACAAGAGATAATCTAATTGAATTACTTCGTAAAGAAGTAGTAGAGGTCACATTCACTAAGTTGGACGGTGACGAACGTGTAATGCCTTGCACACTAGTTGAAAGTTTCTTTCCAGATCCAAAGAAAGAAGCATCACAAAAGAATGACAAGGTAGTTGCAGTATGGGCTGTCGAGTCTAAAGGTTTTAGAAGTTTTAGATATGACAGAGTGAAGTCAATTAAAGTTTTACCATATGGAAATGGAGGAGACGAAGGAAATGAAGACTAAAATTTTAACAACAGTAGCAATGGTTGGATTTATGTCAACTAGTGCAGTAGCAGAAACAGTACAAGATCATTATAAGACTATTACTAATCGTGTACCTTACACTGAGCAAGTATGCAACTGGGTTGATGTGCCGATCTACGGTCAGACCGGTGGCGGTGCTAGTGCAGGTGATGTACTTGGCGGTATGATTATTGGCGGCCTGCTAGGCAAAGGTGCTACAGGCAAAGACAATGGTGCAGCCGCAGGTGCAGTTATTGGTGGCATGATCGCCGCTGATAAAAACAAAGGTAAAGAATCTATCATTGGATACAAACAAGAACGTCAATGTACAGATTACACACGTTATAATGAACAACAGCAACAAGTTTACAGTCATTCAACTGTAACTTTCATGAGTGACGGAAAAACTTACACACTAAGTTTTAAAAAATAAATAACAAACTGGAAGATTGGCTGAGTGGTTTAAAGCAGCGGTTTACTAAACCGTCGTACGTGAGAGCGTACCGTGGGTTCGAATCCTACATCTTCCGCCAACACGCGGGTGTTGTGTAATGGTAAGACCTTAGCCTTCCAAGCTAATGATAGGAGTTCGATTCTCCTCACCCGCTCCAACTTACTTGAAAGGTAAAAATATTGGGAAGAGTCTTTATTGAAGAAGCAATGAGTGCCACTGGCATTAATAGAACGGATCTAGTTGGAGTATGTACCCATTTAGTTCGGACAAAACAAGCAAGTAGTGCCGCAGATGCACTACGAAGGCTCGAAGCAGGAGAGTTTGATAAAGTAGATCTAGAAGAACAAATGATCGAGTACTACCAAGTCGAAAAACCAAAACCTGAAGTTGTCGTTTTAGACGAAGACGACGGATATCATGACTAAGTAGTTTGTTGCCGGCATAGCTCAGTTGGTAGAGCAACTGATTTGTAATCAGTAGGTCCGCGGTTCGAGTCCGTGTGCCGGCACCAAAATAAAGGTTGACTTTATTTGCTTAAAATGTTATAATAATTGTATGATAAAAATAATAATGTTAGTCACAGCTCTTGCTGTGTTTTTTTGTGGCAAAATTTCAGCTGCTGAACCAATAGAATGCAGTTGGCAAGATGATCCCCCTTGTTTAACAATACTTGTTGGTAACTCAAATAAATTAAACGATCAAATAAGTCCAACATACAAAATATCCAAAACTGAAATGCAAAAGTATAATCTAATAGATTTACCTAGTGTAATGAATTTTGTGCAAGGTACGGATGTTGCTCAGTCAGGACCTATAGGACAACAAGCAAGTATATTTGTAAGAGGAACAAATTCAAATCATACATTAGTTTTACTTAACGGTATACCTATTAATGATGCTAGTACACCTACAGGCGCACATGACTTTGGACAAGACTTTATGTTCAATGTATATCAGATTGAAGTATACAAAGGAAGTGCTGGCGCACACTACGGTGCTGATGCTATTGGAGGTGCTGTGAATCTAGTTACCACAGTAGACTATCAGAAAAAGATAAGTGCTGATAAAGATACTATAAATGGTAACTATTATTGGAAGACTTTCAACGACTGGGATATAAGTGTGTCAGGCGGTTTACACGAAAGCGAAACACAATCAGCACTAGCAGGAGCAAACGAAACCGACGGAGTCAAAAATAAGACACTAGGAATAAACGTAAGCAAGTGGATAGATTACAATCTAAACTTTACTAGTAGTTTGTTTACAAGGAACACATGGGCTGAAATAGACGGACACAGCATTGGTATACAAGAAGACAAATGGAGTGACAACAGTTTTTATGCTTTTCAAACTAGTCTTACTTCGTATAATACATTAGGTACAAGTTCGTTAGTCATGCACACTCATGAATATGATAGACAGTATGATGATGCAGACTATGGTAGTAATTCTTATACAGTCAAAGGAGAACACAAAAAAGATAATTGGGGATTTGGATTTGATTACAAGCACGACATTTCAAATGCTAAGAGCCTATGGGACACAAGCGATACAAATTTCCATAACTTAGGATTTTTTGCAAACTATAGTTATGATATATTTTCATACCATTATAGAATAGACGAAGAGTATGACAGTTATAAAATAGGGTTCTTACAACCTATTACAGATAACTTTACACTTAGGGGCAATCATTCAACAGGCTATAAAAACTCTACACGCTACACAGATGTAGAACATTCTAACACGCAAGAGGTTAGTTTAGATTACAACAATTTTACAACAACATTTTTCCAAAGTGATATAGGAGATCTTAATACACAAGGATTAGAACTAGGATACACAAAAGATAATTTTAGATTCTTTGCTAGTCATCTGGACAGTAAGGTAGGTAGCACACGTCAACTTAGACGTCCTAATCTAAGTTTAGGATTTTTACACAGTGTAGATTTAGAAGATGATGTAAGCCTAAATACAAACTATAAGTACAAAGGAAATCATCTCGATGTACACAACAGTAATTGGAGCACTATTACAATGCCAGAACTACATTTGTTAGATATTGGAATAACAAAACATTGGGGCGGAATTGGCTTTAGTGCAATGCTTAATAACGTACTAGATTATAACTACGAATCACCACATGGCTTTTCACAAGAAGGCAGGACTTTCAATTTATCATTAAGCACTAACTATTAAGTAATAGATACACACTATTAGACTTTGACATTTTCTTGTGCTATAATAATTTAAATATAGCATAAGGAGAAGTCATGCCACCACGTAATCATAAGAATTGGTTAGCACAACCAAACGTAGAATCAATTAGTAGCACAGCCTACAACAGCCCAGAAATATTTGAACAAGAGCAAGAACTTATATTTAAAAAAGTATGGGTTCCTATGTGTCACATCTCAGAGATGTATAACAAACTAGACTACCGAACAACACAGATAGCAGGTGTTAATATTATTGCATACAACACAGGCGATGGTGTTCGAGCATATCGTAACTATGGCAGTTGGGCACCTAGTGGTACTCTAGGAGCACCTATTGTAACTGTTGAACCACAGTTGCATTGTGAAGTAAAGCACGGAGGTATGGTATGGGTAACACTTGATCCTAATCCAACGCAAAGTGTTGAAGAATGGACAGCAGGTGCATTTGATTGTATTGCTGATGCTATTGACACAGAAGAAATGGAAGTGTTCCACTATCACAAAGCAATTATAAATACGAACTATAAGTTATGGCATGATACCAACAGTGAATTCTATCACGACTTCATGCATTACTTTAATCGTGTGTCAGGATTTAACGATGAATATTTCGCTAGAAAAAATGTTCCTTTTGATAATGGTCATGTTAACGTGTCTAGCTTTACTGTTAACTATACTGAGTATGACGGCTTTGAGGATAGAGGGGAGTTATCTTTTCCCAATCTGCCGCCCAACCAGTGGTACATGGTCGACTTATTCCCAGGCTTCAATTTCAACTTACGGGGTTCCGCATACCGTAGTGACTCAGTAACTCCTTTAGGCTGTAACAAAGTCCTTATAGAATTTAGAGGTTACGGACTACGCAAAGACACACCAGAAGAAAGACGCACACGCATCAATCATCACAACAGCATATGGGGACCGTTCGGACGTAACCTACACGAAGACCTAATTGGTGTAGCAGGACAAGGAACAACAATGCGTGAAGGCACTGAAGCAAGAACCATACTGCATGGTAGACATGAAAATGGAACTATTCATGATGAAGTAGGTATGCGCCATTACTATAGTGAATGGGGGAAGTACTTAGATATTAATCCTTATTAATTTCCAAAAAAGGTTGACATTCTAGTTTAACTGTGCTAATATATTCTTATAAGTAAAATTATAGAGAGCAACTAATCAATGTACCGAGTAACTGCCTGGTTTAAAGACCGTAAAGTATCACAAGAGTTTCATGATGTAAACGATGCAATCGAATATCGTGATGATGTAGACGCTCACTATCCTACAAAGGTAATATTTAGAAAGGTAATATCAATGAGAGAATGGGTATATAATTGTTGGAATGTAGTAATGGATCACGAAACGAATCCACTAAGTAATATTCCAGACTTCAGCACACGACATATGATCATGCAAGTACTTGCGTGGATGTGGTGTATTGTGTTTGCTATTATTGTAAGCAGTATGTGGGCAGGCGTAATTAGTATGGTAATACATGCATTGTTACTTGCCGCGGTTGCTGTAACAGTAGCAACATTTGAAACAGCAAAACGCAATCCAAAAGCATTCCGTAGAGACAATGGAATTAACTCACGTGGATACGGTGGCGAACATGAGTAACCATAACGAAGCAGGTGACAACAAAGGCGCAGGACTTGCGTTCCTTATTATTGCACTGATGATGATTGGCACACCAGTTGCAATCGGAACAGCAATGGGTTGGTTTAACTTATTTGGTATACTAGGGTTCTAAACTAAATACTTTTACAATGTTTAATGCAGTGAAAGAAATCATATGGCATTTAACCTGCACTCAATGTAAGGGCTGGTTTACATTCGCTACTATGGAAGACAAGTATTGCATTGAACGAACTACCTTTCATTGTCCACACTGCGGAAAAAAAGGCAGAGCAGACAAATTAGGTGTTGACACAACAGAATAAAGAGTGTATTATATACACATAATAAGAAATAAGGAATACTAACATGTCACAGACTAATACAACATATATTACTTGTTGGCCTCCATCCAGGGGTATGTTTTGACATGACTTTGTAACCAAAAGTTATTTTAAGCAAGCCCCTAGTAATTAATTTTATTAGGGGCTTTTTTTATGACTACACTACACCTTACTGCAATAAGGTGTCTTTGCAGGGACAGAGGCCTCGAAAGGGTCAAAGTTAGTGTAGTTTTAAAAAAAGTTATGTCGGTGAAGTGTTACGGTAGCACGTCAGTCTCCAAAACTGAAAGCCGGGGTTCGACTCCCTGCACCGATGCCAACACTAAGTGGCAGAGTGGCTATGCAACGGACTGCAACTCCGTGTACGCCGGTTCGATTCCGGCCTTAGTGTCCATTTCCGATTGACAAATATGTTTAACGATGTTATTATGTATATATAATTAATTAAAGAGGCACACATGAGAACACAACCACAAGACGTTATTACAAAGTTAGAAGCACACAATAGTCGTTTAGACAAAGAAACAATATTGTTTAGTGCTATGGGCGAAGGGCTAGATGAATTTTTTGAAGGTGTTACAATGGCACTTGATCCGCTTGTTACATTTGGTGTTAAACAAGTTCCAGAGCGTGTAGAAACTACACAACGTGGGCAAGGACTTATTTGGAGAGATTTCAAAGTACTTGCTAACCAACTTATCAATAGAGAGCTTACAGGCCATGCGGCACGTGATGCTATTGAATTGGTAATGAGTGTTGCTACTGTTGAGCAGTGGAACGGCTTCTACAGACGTATCTTAATTAAAGACTTGCGTTGCGGTGTGAGTGAAAAGACTGTAAACAAAGTTGCTAAAAAGTTTAACGCCAAAGGTGAAACAAAGTATATGATTCCTGTGTTTGCTTGTAGTCTAGCACATGACTCAGCTAATCACGAAAAGAAGATGACTGGCAAGAAACAGATTGAAGTTAAACTAGACGGCGTTCGTGTACTAGCAGTATGCAAAGGTGGTAAGGTAGAATTGTTTAGTCGTAACGGCAAACAGTTTCATAACTTCCCACACATCATTAAAGAGATTGAGAACGTACTAAGTTGTACGCCTGCTCCTTATGATTGTGTACTAGACGGTGAAGTAATGAGCAAAGACTTTCAAGACCTTATGAAGCAAGTACATCGTAAAGATGGTAAGGCCGCAACTGACTCAGTTCTACACTTGTTTGACTTTATTCCACTAGCAGACTTTCTTAAAGGCGGATGGGATAAGCCACAAACATATCGTAGTAATTTAGTTAAGTATTGGGTACTAGAAAACAATGACATCTTAGAGCACGTTACAGCGTGTGAATGGGAAGAGGTAGACCTTAGTACGCCTGAAGGCAATAAACGCTTTGTAGAGCTTAATAAGACGGCTGTAGACGGTGGTTATGAAGGTGTAATGATTAAAGATGTTGATGCACCCTACGAATGCAAACGTACACATGCTTGGCTTAAAGCGAAACCGTTTATTGAAATTACTTTGAAAGTCGTTGACGTTGAGGAAGGTACTGGACGTAACGAAGGAAGACTAGGTGCCGTAATAGTAGAAGGAGAAGACGATGGATACAATTATCGCCTTAACTGTGGGAGCGGTTTCACTGACTCTCAACGTGATGAGTACTGGGCTGAACGTGATAATGTCATTGGTCAGCTAATAGAAATCAGAGCTGACGCAAGAACTAAGTCACAAGATTCAGATACTTACAGTTTGCGTTTTCCACGTTTCAAAACATTTCGTGGTTTTGAAGCTGGTGAGAAGATTTAAAGCATAAATAATTCTATGAACGATAAACTTTTTAAAAATGCCCTAGAGCGGGCAGAAAATCCTTGTCCTCCAATATGGATGATGAGGCAAGCAGGTAGATACCAATCATCATATATGGCTATGAAAGAAAGTTGGACATTCGAACAGATGTGCAAACTTCCTCGATTGGCTACCGATGTTGCAATGTTACCTATAGATGAATTTGACTTTGATGTAGCAATACTTTTTAGCGATATATTATTTCACTTAGAAGGCTTAGGGTTACCTTTGAAGTTTAATCCAGGGCCAAAATTCGAATGGAACCTAGACGAAGACAATTGGGTAGATCATAAAGACATAGGAAAAGCATTAAACTTTTTGAATTTTCAAACAAAAGCACTTGAACAAACTAGAGATAGGTTATCATACAAAAAGGGATTGGTTGGATTTGTAGGCGGACCTTGGACTATTTTAAATTATGCGATAGGTGATGAAGAAGTAAGCAATGAATTTAAACACATGTATTTAAAAGATGTGCTGGTACCTCTTTTACAATCTAGCATTAGAGAACAGTTAGCCGCAGGTGCTGATGCTGTTATGATATTCGATAGCGGTCTTTCAAATATCAATAAGAGTTATTTTGACAAAGAATATAGTGTTCTTTTGAAACAACTTGCAGATGTCGGCAATACAGCATATTATTCTAGAACACTTCCTTATAATAGTTTAAACAAAGTAATTGATTTAAATTTTGCAGGTATAGGTGTAGATAGTACAGTTGACCTAAACAAAACTCTTAAGAAAGTAGAACACGGGTTTGTACAAGGTAACTTTGATGAAACATTACTATTACAAGATAGTGAAACAATTTTACGCTATGAAATTAAAAAATGGTTAGACACTATCGAAGATCCAACAGGTTGGGTATGTGGACTAGGACATGGTATCCTAAAAACTACTCCTCCTAAAAATGTAAAACTGTTTATTGAAACTGTTCGAAATCATTATAGTTAACCATTTATTGTTGACAAAATACAACCTAGACTATATACTAATAGAAACTTTAGGAGATTTATGACGTGGCTACTGCAAGATCAATTACAAAAAAACCAAAGAAGAAAGTTGTCCGTGGAGCACCACGCATCAAACGTGGTAATAAACTTACTGAACCTAGTTGGGAAGGTTGGGAAGAATGGACTGGTGAACAGTTTCATCGTGCCGCACAACATGCAAGAGCTTGGTATTATGAAAACTACAAGCCAGCAGACTTGTATCCAGCTGTATGGAAATGGATGGAGCAAAATGATTACACCAAAGAACAACTTAAACAAGCAAAGGCCGCTCCTAGTCACGAACTA